GTGTATACGAGCGACTTGACCCGCCAACCCCAACCCCACGAACACCACCGGCCAAAGAGTGGTCGCAAACCGTTGGAACTAAATGTAATTTTTCATACATTGCAGTTGTCCTAATTGTGTTGTCTTTAATAAAAATCAATAGATGAAAAACAAGTACATCGATTCTTTCATGAAAATGAAAGAATGCATGCAGATTTATGATATTTCGAATACTAAAAAAAATATAATTTATTGTAGAATGTTTGTCACCATAGGGTTCTTCGGAAGGTATCCAAAGTCGCGGTTGTTTTCGGAGGGCACTTTGTCGTGCACGTACATGTTACCTAGCGACTCGGTGTGTGTACCCGAGACAAACCCTTGAGGGTTCGAGCATATGCGGTTCGGGTTATTATCGGACCCGGATCGCGTCAGGTTCATATCATGCGTCATCAAATTACTTGTTTTCTGAACGTTCGGCGCGTAGCCGGACACGATCGCCTTTTGGTATCCGTCGACTCGCGCGTCGGTTCTCATCGCACCGGAGATGTACGCCCCTCGCCCGGCGTTCTCCTGTGTGTTATAAACGCCACGAAGCGTGGACCGGTTCAGCTGATCGTCCGGGACGGTGTGCCCGGCGCCGTTGAACGCGGAACCGGCGTATGCCTGATGAGTGCTTTGTCGGTGCGTGGGTCTCGCGTCGTTCATGGGATGGATGGTGTGCCCTTGCACGCCGGCCCCGGCGCCGTTCACACCGCGCTGGTTGTTGGATTGTTCGCGTTGGGTAGCGCTGTCTACATCGGAGACCGTGTACGTCCCGAACTGGTTACCGGCCAGGTTGGTGCGGTGCGTATTGACCGTTTCACGATCGGTGTCGTGATGTAAATACCGCGCGTTTTGATACCCGGCATTCGCTCCCATAAACGCGCCACCGAGCGGGGTAGTCATGGTACGATCGGTGTCGCGCGTGTACCGTTCGTTGCTATAGGTTCCGGTGTTGGAAAACGCGGCCCCGCCGGAGGTGCATGTGTTTATTTCACCGTTCGTTACTTTCAAATGGTAAGGTGCGTTTTGTCGAGGCGCGGAGACCCCCGCCGGAGTTTTGACGTCGAGGGGGCGTGCCCCGAGCTTTTCCATTTCGTTGTCGGTTAGATTGACGAGTTGGCGTGTGTTTTCAAAAGAGTCCACGGGTCGGTTCGACACCGCGCTGCTTCCGTGCACGACAGCACCCGCGAAGGTATTTTTACGATATCCGTTGACGTTATCGGGTGTGATTCGGAAAAACTGATGAAACCCTCCGTCCGATGACGTCGTCGGGTCAATCCCCAAACCCGGACCTACCTGTTGTTGGTCCGTAGGGGTCACGTTATGGTTCTTACCGGTGAGGGAGTTCTTGTACACCTCCATATCCGGTTCGAACACACAACCGTACATATTGGTCATGCCCCGCACCGGCGCGGGTGCAATCACTTCTTTTTTATTCACGTAGTCGATGTTGTCTGATCCGGAGAATGTTTGAAGACGTCGATCCTTCAGCGAGTCGTTCGTGTTTTGAGCTTTTTCGCTACGAAAGTAGGGAAGAACCACCTGTTCGTTTTGTAAATGACGTTTGACGTCGGCTTTAAAGTCGGCTTCCAATTCGGCAGGCCGGATTGGTGACGGGACGACGGGGTTGACGACTTTGACGGGTTTGTTGAGGTACCCAAAAATACCGAGCAAACCTAATGCTACAAATTCCATTTTTTTATGTTAACAACAAATTATTTAAGCGTATTTAGCAACCCAGCGAGAAGATGCTCCGAAAAGGGTTTGGTTGTTGTAGGTGTTGTTTTCAAAATCAACGGGATCGAATCGATTTAAGGTCCGTTCAAAGTAACACGATTTGGACATCCGCGTCTGCTCTCCGAACTCGGGTTCGTAGGAATGCGCGACCGGATGCGGTACGAATTCCGTAACGGCCGGAGTGTTATCCACCGGTTCAGATACCTTCCCTCGAATCAGAGCGGTTTCTGTATCGACATTCGTCTTTGCGTTGATAGACCGACAATTGTACGCGCACGGTGCCTGAACGTTCATGAAACTTTCTAATATGTAACTTTCCACATTACGGGATTGTTGATCGCGCGAGGTCATTTTTTATTTAACATTACTTATAGATTTAAATTCCTGTAATTGGTTCGTGTACTTACATTCCCAATAGTATCGTGAAAGTGCGTTTGCATCGGAACGGGTAGTTTGAGGCGATCGAACAAGGGTTGTTCGCGAGAGGCGCATTCCACCCGTGTCTGTCCGTGGAACAACATAGACTCGACGTCCACGGGACCGTCGTTGCGCGCCTTCAGAGGGGCCGTGCCGAACAGTTCCGCGCTAGGGACGTCCACCTCGTTCAGGCGCGTGGGCTGCGAACGGAAGTTGGTCTCTATATCGATGTCGCGAAGACCTTGTCGCGACTGATACAGACTACTCACCTCCGGCATGTGATAGCGAAGAGGCTTGGTGCTGTTAATCGTATGCGCTCGTACTTCCTCTTGATCATAAAACGTTCGAGAAAACATTACAATACTGATAATAAATTAATTAACATGCTTTGATTGTCTTTTCACATCGCATTACTTGATCGGGGTTATAGAGCCATTTTGCGAAGCCTGTTTGGTCGTTCGTCGGCACGCTATAAAACTGACGTTGAGAGTTGTTTTTTCCGTAAATGTCCCAATGGCTCAATGGAAGATTGTCGTGAAACGCTTTATGTACCCGAGACGCTATCACCGGGTTGTCATGATCCACCTTGCAGTTTTTCGTAATGTCATGCACTCCGATGATCGGATTTCCCATCGGATTATTAAAACTAATATCGGGACATTCGAATGCAACGGGGCGCGCGTTGTTCGCAACGAGTGGTGGTGGCACGCTCTTCGGCCGCGTCATAACCACGCTCCCTAGAAGGGCGATACACACCCCCCAAATGAGATAATGCACGGATTTCTTCAACGAAGACAATATAATCCCGTAATAAATGGCCGTGCGCGCGAATGCGTTGGTGGTGCGTTCGAAAGGCCACAACCCTAACTTCGGAGACAATTGTGAAATATCGTTAATCCAAGATTTCATTTTAAAATAGCCCAACATTAAAATGTCGGATTTTCATCTAGACGGTACTCACAAAAGGTGGCGGGTCGTTTGGTGTAGTCGATGTTGTTATACAATCCGGCACTTGCGGCGGACCGTATTAACCAACGAAACGTGTCCCAAAACGCACGGTCGTGGGCGTAACGTTCGGTGGCAACGTGCGCTAACTCGTGCATCACTACGAAGAAGGTTTCGTTAAACGAGTTCAGGTTTCCTTTTCGGTCGTGTAGACAAACCGCGATGTATTGTCCCTTGTTAAGATTATACGCGAAGGCGCGACGATTCTCTTCGTGTTCCATTTCTCCTAGTTTCCCAGACCAATTTTGTTTTATCCTTTCGGTACGTGGGTCGGACGGATCTAAGACGTGGATGAGCTTATAGGTATGCCTTTTGAGCTTTCGAAGGAACGCACCGACGCGTGGATCGGAACAACGCGAACGCCTTTTAACGAGCAAGACCAAAACGCACAGCAATAACAACCCTCCTATTATATTCATACTCTACATATCACATTTTTTTACATATTTTTCATCATACTCTGCACTCCAGACAGTAACATGCTGGGATCGAGCGTACTGTCACCCATCTGGTCCGCGTATTGGTGCGCCAGCTGCTCTATACCCTGCATCAATCCCGAGGGAATGTTGCTGATCGTGGTACCGAACATGAGCAAGGTGTTGAGATGCGCCCATATGGCCTCCTTTGTGTTTGGGGTAATACCGGGGGATTCCCAAACACTCTTCAAATTCAATTCTTGGTTAAGAGGGATGCTCGCGTCGAGCATCAACGCCTCATCCCTGTTCATAATCTGTTCCGAGTACGGACCGACGTGTTCCATAAACACTGCCAGGATCTTACGGGGATTCGTCTTCTTCAACAGTTCAAACGAGTTTTTGTAGACCTTTATCTTCGTTTCCGACGGGAACGTCAGCGCGAGTTCGTCAATAAAATGCTCCATCATGGTGATAAAGGAACCGATGGTGCTCTCCGACGTCATTACTTCTTAGAGTATTAAAACCTGTTATTTTTAAATGGTTTTTCCGCGCTTTAAAAAAGCGTAACGCTAACATGATAGATATCCCGGTGATTAACACAACGCCTAAATAATTACCCGTGTTGTTAAACTTATGTTGCAATTTTGATTGCAACTCTTCCGAAAGCTTATGGTATTTCATTTTACTATAGTGCCTACTAAAAATCCTCGTCAATACCGAATGTGTTTAGATTGTCCGCAGTTAGCACACCCGCTTTCGCGTACTCACCTACACGGCGCTCGAAAAAATTGGTCTTGCCTGATAACGAGATATGTTCCATAAAATCAAACGGGTTTTTCGTTCCGTAAATCGCCGAATAACCGAGCTGGAGGAGCAACCGGTCCGCTACGTATTCAATGTACTCTCCCATAAGTATGTCGTTCATCCCGACCATACGACACGGGATGGACTCGATGATAAACTCCTTCTCGTTGTCGACCGCCTCCGATACGATCGACGCAACCTCTTGTTGGCTCGGTTTGTTGACCAGGTACTTGAACAGCATCACCGCAAAATCTTGATGCATACCTTCGTCTCTCGAAATCAGCTCGTTTGAGAAGCTCAGCCCATGCATGAGTCCGCGTTTCTTGAGCCAGAAAATGGCGCAGAAGGACCCGGAGAACATGATCCCTTCGACGCACGCAAAAGCGACCAGTCGTTTCGCAAATTCCGGACAGTTTTCCCGGTTTATCCACTTCAAGGCCCAGTCCGCCTTCTTTTTCACCGACGGAATAGTCTGGGCACCGCGAAGGAGGTGTGTCTTTTCGTCTACGTTCGTAACATAACGGTCGATCATTAGGCTGTAAGTCTGACTGTGAATGGTCTCGTTAAACTGTTGCACACTGTAAAAACTCTTGGCCTCCGGTATTTGCACCTCGTCGCTAAAGTTCCGCGCGAGATTCTCGTTGACAATTCCGTCCGACGCGGCGAAAAAAGCTAGAATATTCTTGATGAAACTGCATTCATTTTCAGACATTTTCAAAAAGTCGGCCTCGTCCTGTGAAAAGTTAATCTCACTCACCGTCCAGAAGGAGGCGACCAGTCGCTCGTACATCTCCCATAGGTCCGTATACCGTATGGGAAACAAGACGAAACGGTCCGGGTTTTCAATCAACAGGGGCTCTCCGTACTTTTGAAGAAACGTGTCACTGGTGTATGCGCGCGTGCCGTCATAAAATACCGGAAAGGACGAAATTTCGTCCTCCTCTTGTGCACCAAGTTCCTTGAGAAGCCCGTACAGGTTATTTCTTTTTTTTAAGACTACGCCACCGATGTTATGTGTTTTCAATAAACGCTCCGCAATATCACACCGCGGACAATTGTCCTTGGAGTACATGACAAGATCCATCTTGTATTTATTTAAACAAATAATTCTTAAATAAGGGTGGATTCGGGATAGTATGATAACAAGGATCCGTTGCTCCATAAAATCTTAAGAACGGTACCCGGTAACATATCGTCGTTGTAAAACATGTGTTTCATTTGTAGGTGCGTATTGTGGAAAAAGTCGTGACGAGGTCCTGCGAACTTGTATACACGAACAAGCACGTGATCCTCCACATTTTCCGTCGGGTTCACGAGAACCGCCATGACGATTCTTTTTCCTAAAGTCGTAGGCTGGGTGAGTGCGTCCTGTGAAGGACCGGGGTCGTCGGGACGGGTACATACGAATCGATACTTTTTGTCGCGCTTCCATGTAAAGCGATACTCGATAGTTTCCTTCTCGCCCGGTTTAATCTCTTGACCGTTCGTGTACCGAGCCGTGACATCCTCTTCGCCGTCCACTCCGAAATACCTGACCACTTTGTACACAACCAACGGGGGTGGTTTACACGTAATACGATTGAACAACTCGGTGTAAAAATCCTTGACACATGTGTAATAATACAACGCTGTCAGCATAAAATAATTCAGACAGTTCATTTGCTTTTACTAAGCATAATGTCTTTAAATCGTTTTAAAGTTAATATTTGTTTTTACTAATAATGTCTTTGGATCAGCGTCACAAACAGAAGGTGTCAGATCTCGACAATCGACACACGCGGATCGTCGCGTTGCACGCGTCCGTTCGGCGCTTAGAGAAACAAAAGGCACAATACGCGGACGACGTGTTCGAGGTGCTCCGACTCGACGACGAAATCCATCAAATCCACGACCGCGTTCGCGTGTTGTCACAAAGTACGGAGACGGACTATCTCATTAAAGTATCCACTGTCTTGCAGGAGCATAACGATTTGTATAGTCCAGACAAAGAGTTTTCTAAAATAAATAGCAACGACCAGGCGTCCATTTGTAACTACGTCGAAAAGAAATCACAAAACAAACGCGGACAATTACTCACGTCGTACATGCATAAGATCGAAGGGAGTACGGACTGTTCCAATCAGGAAATGCAGCCGTCGATAGGCACTAACGGAATTATATGCCGCGACTGCAAAGTTCCCATGCGCCTGTCGACGAACGAGTCGTACATCGTGTGTTCGACTTGTGGAAACCACGACGTGTATTTTGAACCGAGCGTGTCCGGTTTGACGTACGAACAAGAACTTAACACGGACACGAGCGTACATTTCGCGTATAAACGCATAAACCATCTGCGCGAACTGCTCGCACAACTTCAGGCCAAGGAGCGTTCGGAGATTCCACCCGACGTCATAGCGAAGATGCAGGCGGAGTTCAAAAAGGCACGCGTGACCAGCGTCAACGAAGTGACGCAAAACAATGTTAAGATGTATCTAAAAAAATTGAACCTCAACAAGTACTACGAGCACGCACGACAAATCGCCAACATTCTAAGTGGAAAGCCACCGCCGGTAATCTCCGGCGAGCTGTACGAAACACTCATCAACATGTTTCACGACATACAAGAGCCGTTCGAAGCGGTCTGTCCGAAGAGCCGGAAAAACTTTTTCAGTTATTCGTACATTTTGTACAAGTTCTGTGAACTCCTCGGCGAAACCGATATGATGGAGCTCTTCCCTTTGTTGAAGAGCCGCGAGAAGCTGTACCAACAAGATTGTATATGGCGTGATATTTGCAAAATCACCGGCTGGGCGTTTCAAAAGAGCGTTTAATTTCGAAAATAACGAGTACAATACGATGCCTTATTTGAAAACGGGTCACCCCTTTTACGGGGACGTGCAGTTGTTTCATAACGACGAGTACGTTTGTGACCATATTCAACGGAACGCTATATGGGAAGAGAATATTGTCTATCGATTTCATCAACACTATACAAAAGGAAACGTGATCGACGTGGGGGCGCATATCGGCCTTCACTCCATCGCGTTGCATAAACTAATTCCGGAAGATCAGTACGTCTTCTCGTTTGAAGCGCATCCTACGATTTACGAGGTGCTCGAAAGAAATTGTAAGCACAAGTCGAACATTCGCACTCATAATCTCGCCGTGTCCGACGAGAACGACCGAACGATGTATGTCGAACGAATAGACTTTGACAGTGTATCGTGTCTTAACACGGGCGGTCAAGGCACATGCGATACACCGACCGACCTGCCCGTGGCATCCACGACGATCGACGCGCACGACATCAAAGATGTCACGATAGTTAAAATAGACGTCGAAGGAGACGAAATGCGTGTATTATCGGGGATGCGCCGACTGTTGTTGGCGCAAGCGCCGGTCTTATTTATCGAAATACATCCGGAAGACCGAGAGTCTAAAATCGAAAAGATCCGCAAGGATTACGGTTACGTGTCTATAGAGCAAATTACACCCATAGATTTCATTTTTAAAAAACTCAATTAAAAAGTAGCCGCGTTGTTTCCATAATTATAATAATGACGGATCATTTGGAGGAAGATACGATACAGATAGCGAGCCAGCGATTTGCACTCATTTCGATCGTGTCACCGACGTCGACTCAAAAATTTAACACATGCGCGCTGAAGATTCGGGGCGTGTTCGCGACGGAGGACGAGGGCAAACGTCATGCGGATAAACTATCCAAGATTGACACGACGTTTGACGTGTTTTTGGTGGACATGTATAAGTGGCTACCAATCCCCCCCGATACCGATATGATTGAAGACAAGGTGTACCAGGACAAGGTCCTCAACGATTTGATCCAAGGGCACAAGGAACAGCAAGTTATCGTAAAGCAGCACTTCGAAGAACAAAAGCAAAATAGTATGCATATACCACCGGCCATGACCGAAGAAACCGAAAACCCGGACACAGAACTACTGGGCTAGCTCTGCTTTTTTACATTTATCCTATTCTTGGCAGTCTTGCGATATTGATTTTGTATGTCTTCGATTTCACGGTCGTCGTGTTTAGGGTCGTACAAACGATTATGGGCGCTCCAAAACTTGGGATGACCAACGCGAAAGGATTGTTTGGGATCAAACATGCGAGCTTTGTACCAGAAAACAACGTCTTCTATTTTGTTACTCTTTATCGTGTTGTCTAGAACGATACATTCGTAATTTTCCGTACAAGCGTCCATGACCTGATTGAACATCTCAAAACTTGGAAAAATCCCAAAAAAGTTTTTATAAATCTTTTCCCGATTCTGTAAGATATTTTCTCTAAACACAAATATGTAGTCGATGTTCGAACGCAAGTCGGGTGACAAGTCCATACAATATTGCATGGTTAACATGAAAAATACATTCCAATGACGCCCGTTGTAAAATATTTGGCGCATGATCTTCTCACGTAAAAACTTTTTATCGTACATGCAGTCGTCCAGGATAATAAACACCGGACTGTCGCGTTCGCCGCTTTTTATAAGCGCGCGTTGTCGCGCCACGACCTTCTCGATCACGTCGGAACGAAACTCGTTATAGATGAATAAATCCGGAATAAACTCTTGATAAAAGCAATTTCCCTCCTCCGTCCCAGACATCACCACACCCGCAGGTAAGTGCCTTTTGTGACACATGATATCCTTTACACACGTCGACTTTCCGCTCATGCGCTTCGCGATATATACCACCACCGAATTGTCCCGCATCGTTTTAGGGTCGAACTTCTTTATTTGAAGATTCATGTTTAATTTATAAGGATTCATTTTTCTAAATTATGCAAACCGCGCACTGACACACGAAAGCGGTACGTTAAATTTCGACGTATTTTTTTTCTCTGCTTTAATATTATTAAGCACACATATCATGGGAGGAGGACTTATGCAACTTGTAGCCTACGGCGCCCAGGACGTCTTCCTGACCGGCAAGCCCGAAATTAGCTTCTTTAAGGTGGTCTACCGCCGCCACACCAACTTCGCCATGGAGTCCATCGAACAGACCTTCAACGGTAACGCCTCCCTCGGTAACCGCGTGACCTGCACCATCAGCCGCAACGGCGATCTCGTCACTAACATGTGGCTCGAAGTCACCGTTAGCAAGGACACCGATGTTGTCAACTCCCTCGGCCACGCCCTTATCGAGTACGTCGAGCTCGAGATTGGCGGTCAGCGCATCGACAAGCACTACGGTGAGTGGCTCGACATCTGGTCCGAGCTGACCCTCCCCGAGGAGAAGCGTGTCGGTTTCAAGGAAATGATCGGTCGCCGTGACACCGGCGCCACCACCTCTCTTGAGTCCACGAAGCTGTACGTTCCCCTGCAGTTCTTCTTCAGCCGCAACCCCGGCCTGGCCCTGCCCCTCATCGCCCTCCAGTACCATGAGGTCAAGGTCAATATTCAGTTCCGCGACCAAGCTGTCCTCGACACCGCCTCTACCGGAAAGGATCTCAAGATCGAGAACGTCAAACTCTTCGTCGACTACGTCTACCTCGACACCGACGAGCGTCGCCGTTTCGCCCAGTCCTCCCACGAGTACCTCATCGAGCAGCTCCAGCACACCGGCCCCGAAACCACTCGTTCCTCCAATTTCCGATTGAACTTTAATCATCCGGTGAAGGCGCTCGTGTGGGTGGCCCGTGACAAATCCGCCTCTCCTCTCGAATGGGGAGCACAACAGATGCATGCCTACGGTAGCGCAGATGGTGGTTACGATAACGCCGGTCCCATCGGCGAATCCTTCGAGACCTGCAAGCTCCAGTTCAACGGGCACGACCGTTTCACCGAGCGCGACGCCTCTTACTTCCGTCTGGTGCAGCCTTACCAGCACTTCACCCGTATCCCTTCCAAGTACATCTACACTTACTCCTTCGCCCTGAACCCCGAGGCGCATCAACCTTCCGGTACCGCCAACTTCTCTCGTCTCGATAACGTGACCCTGACCCTCGGTAAGATCAACGATAAGATGGGCGCCGATTCCGAGCTCCTGGTGTACGCCGTCTCAAACAACGTGCTTCGTATCCAAGCGGGTATGGGTGGTCTCGCTTATTCCAACTAGACGTTCAAACTACAAAAAAATAACACATTAATAAAATAAATTACAATTTTTTATTGTATTCGATAAAACAATATGAAATTGCAATATTAGGAAGTTTTTTCTTTCGTGTTCTGCCCAGGATTACATCGCTTGTGAATGAACCACGAAGTCAATTACCTGTGACATATTCTGAATCACATTTGCGCCCAATTTAGCACGGGAAAATGCCAACCAACCCGCCATGCTACCCAAAGCACCGAACCGACCGAACTCTGCGTCAATTACGATACGCAAGTGCGCGGCGTCAAACGTTGGATGCGCCGTAGTAACGTCCTGGAAAACGATTTCTTTTGCCTCGCTCTCTGATGGTGGGTCGATATACGAGTAAGCGTCCATCATATTGTGTGATACATCTTCTTGATCTTACGTCTTTAAGTCTTTATTTCGTAACGTACAAGGGGGGGGGTAACTAAGACAGCTTTCGTGGTTTAGCGTTAATAGTTCGTAAAATAGAAACAAATATCCTAATACAATCAAAAAAACATCTTTATCAAGTACGGCGCAAATAGCAAAAACACGTCCTGGTTGGTCAGTTATATTTAAATATACCTTAATTAATTTATTTTACTGACGGCATAAATTAATTAATTCACATAACATATTCATTTTTTTAATACTTGATGAGTTTGTGTAAACTATCGTATTCCATATTCAAGCCGTGCGCCTGGTTCGTCTCCACGAGGGTAGCTCTAAATTCTTGCACAAGACCTCTTACGGTATGTATTCGTTCATTCGTATCGT